ATGGTGTATCTACAAATGATGCACAGTATTTAATGGGTGATTATCCATTACCAAGTCCATTTACTTCAAGTGGTTCACGTTTAACAGGTGTTGCTCAGTATGCAAATGATTTTACAGAAACAGTTGCAGAGTATACTGTAACAGGTACTTCTTCAACATTTGCTTTAACAGATGGTAATGGTGGTATTGCAGTTCTAACACCAGGTGGTACAACAACAGCATCAGCTGCTTACAAAACAGCATCTAATGTTGCTTTTGTTGCAGGTAATGCTGTATGGTTCTCAACAAGAATTAAAGCTTCAGCAGTATCAGGTAATAAAGCTTTTTATGTAGGTTTAAGAAATGGCTCTGCTACAACAAACGGTTTATGGTTTGCTAAAGCTGCAGCTTCAACATCAGTTAATTTAGTTTCTACAGTAGGTTCTACAGCAACTACATTAGTAACAGGTGTTGCAACAGCAGTAGCTGATACATACCTTGAACTAGGTTTATATTTTGATGGTGTAGATTTATTAGTTTATAATAATAATCTTTTAGTAGCTAGAGTTGATGCTCCAACAATTGGTACTTCAGGTACAACTTTAACTAGTGTTGCTTTAGGCCCAGTAATGCAAATTACTCCTACAGCTACAGATACATTAACTGTTGATTACATCCTAGCATCTACTGAAGTTACAAGATAATAGGAGAATAACATGGCTAATTCAGTTCAGATTCAAACGTTAGTTGATAGTGAACGTAATTTAGTTGTTAAGTTAGTAGGACTTTTAGATACAAGTAACGTAAGTTTAGCTACATTAATTGACCCAGCACTTGTTGCTGCAGTTAATGCTTCAGGTTTAAACTCACAACAACCTACTAAAGTAGCAATTAAAAAAGTCACTTATGACGTAGAAGATGGCTTAGCTGTTAACCTTTATTGGGATGCTACAGCAGATGTACCTATCTGGAGGTTTGTCGGTAGGGGATTTGTAATGGGAGAACAAATTGGTTTCTTACAAAACAATGCTGGTGCAGGTGTGACTGGTAAAGTTTTATATGATACAGACGGTTATTCATCAGGCTCATTATCATTCAGTTTATTAATTGAATGTATTAAGCAATGGAGTTAATATGGAAGAGATCATAGGATTATTGTTCCACGCACGTAATGTTGCCCACAAAGAACATTTACGTACTAAGAGTTATGCAACACATAAGGCTCTTGGACATTTCTATGAAGATGTTATTGAACTAGCCGATGATCTTGCAGAAGCATATCAAGGGGATGAAGGCATTATGCCAGACATCCCTTTGTTTGCTACTACACCGACTGAGCCAGTAGATGACTTCTTAGTTAAGCAAGTAAACATGATTGAAAAATTACGTATGTCTGCTTCTTCTAGAAAAGCTATCCAAAATATCATTGATGAAATTATTGCTTTATATTTAAGTACTATTTATAAACTAAGGAATTTATCATGATTACTTCTGATGCTAAAGTAAAACAAATGGAGATCTCTGCTATTATTACAAGAGCAGATGGAACTATTGAAAATCTTGGAACAATTCAATATTGGCACAAGAACCCTTTTAAACGATTTTTATGGAGAATTAAAAAATGGCTACACTATTAGTCAATACAGGTAAAGCTGTAGTTACGAACCGTATCATTGGTTCAGGCACTGAGCCTAATTATGTTGCTTGGGGTACAGGTGCAGGTACTACTGCTGCTACTGATACTACTTTGTTTACAGAAGTAGGCACTAGAACCTCAGGTACATCAACACAACAAACAACTACAACAACAAATGATACTTACCAAGTTATTGGTACAGTAACAGCTGGTTCTAGTTTAACTATTACTAATGCTGGATTATTTGATGCTTCCACATCAGGTAACTTGTTTGTTAAAGGTGACTTCACTGGAGTTTCTTTAACTTCTGGTGACAGTATTCAGTTTACTTTCAAAACGCAATTTAGTTAATTTTGATTGGGGCCTTGAGCTGTGGCTCTTAATCAATCTGCAGTTAATGTAGAGGTAGTCAATGGAAGTGCTGGTGGAACTGTATTCACTAAGGCATTATCTGTTGTTACCTCTGCTACAGCTTCTTTTTTAAGAGGTATTGGTGCTTTAAAAACTATTACAAGTACAAGTTCTGTACTTATAACACAGGCCCTTACCTATGCTAAATCTTTACTAGCTTCAAGTACATCTGTTGTAACTATAGTAAGAGCTTTTGATAAGATTATTACTTTAATAAATGTTTTATCAACAGCTACTATAAATCTTGTTACAATATTTTCTAGAATACTTTCTGCTACTTCATCTAGTACAGTTACTTTAATTAAAGAAATAGGTCTATTAATAACTTCTTCTATAGTATCTTCAATAGTTACTATAGCACAACAATTAAGTTATTTAAAGACTTTATCTGTTACAAGTACAGTTATCCCTATTTTACAAAGATACTTTAGTAAGATTATTTTAGAAGTACAAGTAGTTGCAGCTACTATTTTATTAGCTACTAATAGGCTTATTACATTACTAGCTTATTCAAGTACATCAGTTACTATTACAAAAGCTATAGATAAAACTATAGATTTAGTAGTTTCTATAGTTACCGCTACTTTAACTAAAACACTAGCTTTAATTAAAACTTTAAGTATCTCTGTAAGCTCATTAGTAACTTTAGTAGTAGCTAGATTTTACTTTAGAACGTTAACTGTAGTTTCATCAGTAACAGCAACAGTTAATAAATTCTTTAATAATGTATTGACAATTTCGGTAAATTGTGGTATTATATTAAGTAGAGCTGTAAATAAGACTCTATCTGTACTATCCACAGTAATACCTCAATTAGTTGTAGCAGCAATCTTTTTATTAATATTTCCAGTAGATAGAATAATCTATGCTGCGGAAAGAATAAGAAACGTTACTATAATTAAATTTAGAACCATATTCGCTGATAAGGATACTAGAGCATGAGTGCTTCTTTTTCGTATAAAATAACCACAGAAAATGAACAGTTTACATTTAACTTTTCTACGGTAATGTCTTCAGGAGAAACAATCTCCTTGGCAACTTCAACAGTACAAGTAGTATCAGGTACTGATCCAAGTCCTACAGCTATTTTAGTAGGATCACCTGTTATAAATGGACAAGTAGTTTCACAAAGAATATCAGGTGGTTTAGATGGTGTTATTTATCGTATAGAAGTAACAGCCACTACATCAGCAACTAATGTTTTTACTATTGTAGCAGATCTTCCAGTTTTATCTCCAATTAACGTCTAGGAGAATCTTTTGAGCTACACCCCTAGATATGACAATGGAGATTGGATAGCAGACTGTGATATCTGTGGTCGTAAATATAAAGCTAGTGCATTAAGCGAACGTTGGGATGGTTTAATGTGTTGTGATGATGACTGGGAAATCCGTCAACCACAAGACTTTGTAAGAGGTGTACCTGATACTCAGATTGCACCTTGGTTGAGACCAGAACCACCAGACTATTTTATACCTGTAAGTTTAAATGCACCAATAGGTAATTTTAATGTTACTAGTAACTGTAGTTTATTAGTTCAATATGTAAAAGGTCCTGCTGAACAAAATACTACAAGTATAGTTACAGCATTCTTATCATGGTTTAGAAGATTTCCTGTAAGTCCAGGAGCTAGAGAAGTAAATGGTTCATCAATTAATACAAACTCAATAAATTAATAGGATAGTCTATGTCATCGAATTATCAATTTACCAATAATGCCGCCTCTACATTAGCGTCTAGTATCCTTATAGGAGCTACTTCTTTAACGGTAGCAGCGGGTACTGGTGGTTTATTTCCTACCTTAACAGGCTCTAACTTCTTCTATTGTACTCTACAAAATACTGCAGGTACAACAATTGAGATTGTTAAAGTTACAGCAAGATCAACAGATACATTTACTATAGTAAGAGCACAAGAAGGTACAGCAGCTTCTGCCTTTGCATTAGGTGATAAAGTAGAACTAAGACTTACAGCTGGTGAAATTAATTTACTTTTTAGTGGTGCTACTTTAGGATCAGGTACTGATCAAGTATTCCATGAAAATGATTTAACAGTAAACACAAGCTATACATTAACAACAAATCGTAATGCAATGTCTGTAGGTCCAATTACATTAGCAAGCGGTGTAACAGTTACAGTTCCTAGCGGTCAACGCTGGGTAATATTATAAGGGAAAATACATGGCATCAATAATTTCAGCAGGCACTACATCGGGTACAGCACTTAACATGGCTGGGGATACTAGTGGTCAATTACAGTTAGCTACTAACGGTTCAACAACAGCTATTACTATAGATACATCACAGAATGTAGGGATTGGTACAACTACTCCAACAGAAAAATTAGAAGTTATAGGCAGTATTAATGTTACGGCTGATGCATCTTATAGAATAGGTTCTGGTACTGATAGATTTATTAAGTATCGTGTTGGTAATTCAGATATATTATATTCATTTGATTCTGGTGACTTTTATCGTCAAGATATAGGAAATTCTAATCATTCTTGGTTTACTAACAACGCAGAACGTATGCGTATAGACTCTAGTGGTAATTTGTTGGTTGCTACTACTGCACAGTTAGGTGCTGGAAGATTATGTGTTGACTTTAATCAATCAACACACCAAGCAATCACCTTGCGAAACACAAATGGTAGTAATGGCGGGAATTATATTCTTTTCCTTAATTCATCAAGTAATCAAGCAGGACTTATTGGGCAGACTGGTGCTACAACAGTTTCTTATACAACATCATCAGACTATCGTTTAAAAGAAAATATTGTACCTATGGTTGGTGCATTAGATAAAGTTTTACAACTTAAACCTGTAACATATACATGGAAACAAGATGGTTCAAACGGTCAAGGCTTTATTGCTCACGAACTTCAGGCTATCGTACCTGATTGCGTAGTTGGTGAGAAAGATGCTGTAGAAACTTACACAGACGAAGATGGAATTGAGCAAACTAGAATTACACCACAAGGTGTAGACACATCATTCCTAGTAGCTACTCTAACAGCAGCTATCCAAGAACAACAAACCATCATCAACGACCTAAAAGCAAGAGTAACAGCATTGGAGGCTAAATAATGTCTAGCGTAATTATCGCAGGAAATACGTCAGGAACTATTACATTAGACGCACCAGCAGTAGCAGGAACAACAACACTTACGTTGCCTACTACAACTTCTACATTAGCTATTAATGGACCAGCGTTTAATGCTTATTTAAATTCAGCTCAAACTGTTACTGGCGGTACTTTTACTAAAGCAACTTTAGATGTAGAAGAATTTGATACAAATAGTAATTTTGCATCAAGTAGATTTACGCCCACTATAGCTGGTTATTACCAAATAAATACCCTTCTTAGGTTTGTTACAACAGTTAGTTTATCAAATATCACAAATTCAATTTATAAAAATGGAGCTGAATATAAAAGAGTTCAGTTAAATGGCGTTACATTTACAGCAGATATTAATTTAAGTAATTCATGCGTTGTTTATTTAAATGGTTCAACAGACTATATTGAGTTATATGGTTTTACTTCTGGCTCTGGAACTTTATCTTTTGGCGGCGGTACTTCCGCTACATCAATGTCTGGTGCGTTAGTAAGGAGTGCATGATGACTTTATATAATAAAATTATAGCTTTATATCCAGAGCTAACAGACACAGACTTTACAACAACTATCATTCTACAAAACGATAGTGACGGTAAAGGTGATTACATAGCTAAATGGGATCACCCAACACTAGCTAAACCAACAGAGGAGCAGTTAGCATGAGCTTACAATTAAATGGCGATACGGGAGTCACGTTTAACGACTCATCTCTACAAGGAGCTGCAGCGTCACCTTATGTGCTAAAGAACCGTATTATAAATGGTGATATGAGGATTGACCAGAGAAATGCTGGTGCTAGTATAACTCCAACAAGTACAACAACCCTTACTTATAATGTTGATAGATGGAGTACTTTTTGTTCTGTTTCATCTAAATTTACTGTACAACAAAATGCAGGAGCAGTAACCCCGCCAGCAGGATTTAACTATTATATTGGTGTTACTTCATTATCCGCTTATACAGTAGGTGCAAGCGAAGAGTTTTCTGTAGTTCAACAGGTAGAAGGATATAATGTAGCTGATTTAGATTTTGGTAAAGCTACCGCTAAAACAATAACATTATCTTTTTGGGTGCGTTCAAGTTTAACTGGAACATTTGGGGGTTCTATAAGAAATGGAGCGGCTGATAGAAGTTATGCTTTTTCATACACCATTAGTTCTGCAAATACATGGGAATACAAAACAGTAACTATTGCTGGTGATACATCAGGAACATGGTTAACTACAAATGGAATTGGCTTTAGAGTATTATTTGGTTTAGGTGTTGGCGCATCAGCTAGTACAACTGCTGGAATTTGGACTGCTGGTAATTTTGCTTCAGCCACAGGTGCAACATCAGTAGTAGGCACTAACGGAGCTACCTTCTACATCACAGGTGTGCAACTAGAACAAAACACATCAGCAACACCGTTTGAACGCAGACTTTATAATCAGGAATTGGCAAACTGCCAACGGTATTACTTTAAAACAAAAACAAATTCAGGGTTTGGTCCTTTATACATAGCTGCAAATAGTAGTACAACAGCAGGAAGAGGATTTTTCTTTTTACCAGTTGAAATGAGAGTAGCTCCAACTGGAGTTAACATAACTGGTAGCACTCCTAATGTAGGTACAGGCACATATACATCAACAGGACTTGATAGGGCCACTCACACTTGTGTTATGTTATCTTTAGTTGGAACAGGTTTTACTTCTGGAGGAGCAAGTGCAGTTTATAGCAATGCAGATGGAACAAGTTGTATAGATTTTACAGGAGCTGAATTATGAGTGTTTACAAATTATATAAAACTACAGGTTCAGATATTCCTGATGCTGCAATTGGGTTTAATGAAGACGGTTCAACGACAAGCTTTATATTTGATGAAAACAATCCAGACTACCAAGCCTACCTAAAATGGCTTGAAGAGGGTAACGAGCCTCTACCTGCGGACGAGTAATGAAGATCCTAGTTGGGGTTTTAATAGTACTTTGTTTACTTAGCTGGGTACATTGTTTAGGGGGTTAATATGAATATGGATAAAATAGCAAATATGTTGTTCCCAGTGATAGTCTCGGCTATTGCTTGGTTACTTACTTCAATGGCGTCTATACAAGCAGACCTCATCAACATCAAATCTAAAATGCCTAACCTTATTACAGAACAAGGTGTACCAACTGACAGCCCTATATCAGCAGAAGCTAGAGCTAAGTTAAAAGAAGAACTAAGGGCCCAGATGGGCGAACTTAATGTTCGTATCCGTATTTTAGAAGAACACGACATGCAAAGAAGAAGCAAATAATGTTTAGTATCCTCTCATCCATACTAGGCTTTGCAACTGCAGGATTACCTAGCATACTAGGATTCTTTCAACAGAAAGGTGATCAGTCTCATGAACGTGAGATGGCTAGATTACAGAATGAACAGACTATGGCTATGGCTCAGGCTGGTTTTGTAGCACAAGAGAAGGTAGCTGCTATTGAATTAGAAGGTACTTATGCTGAAACATTTGCACAAGAAAGACAAGCACTTTATGAACATGATGCTAAGATTGTTTCGGAAGCTGCACCTTGGGTCAAGACTCTTAACGCTTCGGTTAGACCTATTGTTGCTTTTACTTTTGTGGGTTTGTTGTTATTTGTTGATATAGCTGGTTTTATCTGGGCTGTAAACACTGTAGGGTTTAGTAGAGAAGCTATGGATGTAATCTTCTCTAGTGATGAAATGGCTATTGTAGGTTCTATTATCGGCTTTTACTTTGGAGCTAGAACTTGGGAAAAGAAATAAGTGAATGTATCAAAAGCTGCTATCCTACTTATCAAACATCACGAAGGTGTGCGTAGTCGCCCCTACCGTTGCCCTGCTGGGCTTTGGACTGTTGGTGTGGGTCACCTTATTGGGGATGGCAAATCACTGCCTGAATCTTGGAATAGAACTTTTTCGCAGGAAGAAATAGATAAAATTCTTAAGTCTGACTTACGTAGGTTTGAGTTAGGCTTAACTAAACTGTTACCTAATATACCTCTTAAACAAAATGAGTTTGACGCTCTTGTCAGTTTTTGCTTTAATCTGGGTCTTGGATGCTTTCAGCGTTCAACCATCCGTCAAGCGTTGCTTCGTGGCAATAAAGAAGCTGCTATGGAATCGTTAGTAAAGTACTGCCGTGCAGGTGGTAAGATACTCAAAGGTTTACAAACAAGAAGATTAGACGAGAAAACATTATTCGAAAGATAACATGAATCTTATTACTGTTGATACGTGTAAAGCAGTTTACAGAATGCTAAGTGAACTACCACCCTTCAACAAATTTGAGTTACCTAGACCTTCCGAGATAGAATTTTTAGTTGTAGATGATCCTGCAATGTATGGTCAATACCAACCTGAACCACACTGTATAACAATCAGTTCAGCTAAACAGAGTTATTTACAAACCCTAGAGAAAACAATGGCACATGAAATGGTGCATCTTATTTTATACCTTCAGGGTAAAAGATATGAGCTTCATAACAAAAACTTCTATAAACTAACATATCAAATAGCCGATATCTACGGCTGGGAACCCAAGGACTTATAATGCCTAACGAACATTTAACAGATGCTACTAAACATATTATTGATGGTGTATCTATTGCTACTGCTGTAGGAACTATGATGCAAGTACTACCTGCTATTGCAGCTTTATTTACAATTGTTTGGACTTTAATTCGTATCTACGAAACAAAGACAGTACAAAAACTATTAGGTAAACATAAAGGATAAGTATGGCTACTTCAGGTACAACAACATTTAGCGTAACTCGTAATGACATTATACAGTCATCTTTACGTCTATTAGGTGTGCTTGAAGAAGGTGCACAACCTACGGCTAGTGCTATTGAGAATGCAAGTATGGTTCTTAATATGATGCTTAAAGATTGGAT